TTCGCTTGCCCTTTTTAGCCCAGCCTCTGTGTTGTCTGCGGCGTTCATGGCCGATTGAAGCTGAGTCATTTCTGCTTCTGTTGCGTTAGGGAAACTGTTTGCCAAAATATTTGATGATGACGCTCTGCGCTCTTGCTCAGATAAGTTTTCCGTCATCTTATTCATTGCGTCAATACCGTCTTTGCCGCCCCCCGCTGCCACATAAACGGCGTTTACCTGAGCCGCTACATCCGGCGGCAAACCTTTCAATAAAACAGGCGGCGTAACCACCGGCGCGGCCTCTGAGTCACCAGTGTTCACATTAACTTGTGATCGACCAGACTGTGCAATCTGCTGCTTCTGAGCCAATGCTTCTTGTGATAAAACACCCTGAACATTATCTCTAATCGCTTTTTGATATTCCGGTGAACCCGGTTGCAATCCTGCTGCTTGAAGCTGCTGTTCAATCGCTGTTGGTTTTGGCGCTTCAGGAAACAGCGCTTTAGCATCAACCCCCATAATCTGCATGCCTTGCAAGCGTAAATCCATCTGTTCTTCTGGAAGGTTAGCCAGCTCAAGGTAAGGCGTTACATCCTCACCATTCATTTGTGCTTGACGCGCAAGCTCATTAATGGCGTTAATCTTTTCAGGAAGGGATTTTTGTTGGCTGATAAAAGCTGATTCACGCATACGCCGGTCAACTTCTGTTTTAGTCTGCTCAACTTCTAACTTATCGCCGCGCTCCATCACGCCCTGCAATGTCTGGGCTAGCTCTGGATTGATTTGAGCGATACGCATTAACTGCTCTTGGCCCATTTGAGGATTACCGTTAATCCCCGGCGTTGCACCAGGCATGCCACCTTGACCGCCTCCACCCATAATCTGAGCGATTTGCGCCTGCTGTGCCTGCTGTGCTTGCTCTGCACGTTTGCGATCCATCATGCCGCCGAAAGCCTGTGACACCATGCCAAGGCCGCCACCAAGGTTAGGGACTAGGGTTGCGCCATTCACACTCTCAAGCGTTGCCATTACGCGGCCTCCTGTATGTTTTTGGCTTCCAGTTCATTCAGCAGTGCGGGGTAATCAATAACCATAAAGCCGCCAAATTCGCCCACATGATGCGGGTATTTTTCCTGAACTTCATCAGCCATGAAACCAATATTGCTGCACCCGTCAATTAACGTGCCTTTGGTTTCTGCTTTCCAATCCCACTGATAAACGCCAAGGTCATGAATAGATGAAACTTGCTCGACATTCTCTTTCAGTCGTGGGTCTGAGAAGTCCATGAAGTCCATGAACTTACTGCCAATGGTGGCGGCTGTATTGAATAGATTTTGCTGGCCCTGCGCTCTGGCTTGCTGGTCGGTGATAATGCCACTTGAAATCGCATTGCCTGATTGACTCATTAGTCCAGCGATTCCGCTTGAGTTTGACTGCCCTAAATTACCCAAACCAACGGCCGCACTAGCGCCCGTACTGGATATACCTGACTGCCTGCCGGTCAGCATGTTTTCCAGTGCCAATGCTAAATCAGTCGGCACCCGCGCTGCTTCTTGCATGGCTGTACCTGAGCGCGTCAAACCACCCGCTGCAAGCTGACCCTGAACGCCACGCTGACGTTCATCAACCAAGGAGCCGAAGGTGTCGGTGCCCATAATCTGAGCAAGTAACGCATCCAACCCCTGAGGGGTTGCTGATTCCTGCGTCACACCTAAAGCATCCTGCCCCGCCGTCAACCACGGCGCAATGTTTTCCTGAGTAATGCCAAACTGTCGCCGCATTTCTGCAATAGATGCGTTATTTGCTCGAACCTGTGCATCAGCAGCCTTGCTGCCGCTATCGTCGCCTTTACCGCCGCCCATGTTTGTGTACCTCGTGCCAAATATAACCATCTTCGGCATGGTGGGTGTATTTCATACCCGCCTTTGCCGCCATCATGCAAGCCGCCCTGTTTTCTCGCGGAGTCTCGCCATAAATTGTTTCGTAATCCGTGTTATCCCATACCCACTGAAACACTTCCTTTGCTGCGTCAACGGCTTTCTTTCCCCGGACGTTCACGCCCATCTGACAATGCAACATCAATTTTCCGTCTTTCGGCTCTAATATCCAAAGCCCTTGCATATCGTCTTGAATCAGGTAATAGCACTCTGACGATATGGCAAAATTGAACTTAACCAGCCGTTTAACTTTGCGATAATCAAACGTCCGAGTTATCACGACACAATCGCCCTGTCGGTTACGCGCCGCCAGTTCGTTCCGTCACTAAATGCAGGAACAGCGCCGCCAATCTCATCCGATACAAATATCTGTCCGCCTGTGTTTTTGGCTGGCGCTGGCATGGTTGCTATTGTGTAAACAGGAAGACGTACCGAATCGCCCAGCAGGTTATTGTTAAGCTGCTGCTGCACGTCATCCATGAAGACCTGCATTTCATTAGACGCAACGCCGCCTTGGCCGGTGATTGCGTCACCAGCATTAGGTTTGCTTACAATTCTCATCGGAAGTCTGCGTTTAGATAGTCAAGGGAGAACTCAACATCTTCAGTGGTATAGATGCGAATACCCATAAAACCCTGATAGGTGCCTAGACCACCTGGAAGGTTCCAGATAAGTTTTTGTGCGTACTGACCAATATTGCCTAAGCCGCGATAAACAGGTGGGCCGTATATGACGCTATCCTGACTTAGCTGAATAGCCACTGAGCCGTTTGCAGAGTTAAAGCCTTGTGATATGCCTAACTCAATTCTTTGACAGCTAAAATAGTCGCCACCTTCCTGCTCCATTGCCATGTCAACAATGTGCGTAATGCGCTGTCCGTAGTCGGTATTAATGTTGGTCATGCGACCCAACTTGTCACCAAATGATGTGTAGTATTCACCCTGAAAATGTGTGATGTAACCTGCACCCCACGGACGTGACACACCATCAAATACAGTATCTAGCAGAAACCAGTTGCCGCCTGCATAACCAAACGAATGACGGCGCAAGGTGAATGTCGCAATGTCATAGCCGCGCCACTTAATTCGCCCTGATATGGTTTCGGCTAACTCTGTCTGCGTGTAAGTCGATAAGATTAAGTCAATTGCTTCATTGGATATCTTGGGCGCTTGCCCCTGGCCTATTGCGTAAATTCCGTAATCTTGATCTTTCTCACGACCTACAAACAGGAACGTGCTGTTGTACTCAAGTAAACCGCCGATGTAGCCGTTATTGATGCGTGAGCCATTAACGCGCTGAAATGGGTTAGGTGTGCCGCCTGAGTCACGGAATAGCTCTATTGAATCAGTACCACAAATAAACAGCGTGTTGCTAAAGTTAAAGCAGGCGTTGTTTTTGTCCGGCAATTCTTCTGCGTCAAAGAAGCTGAGTGGCTGAACTGATGCCGCATTGCCAACATCAGAGAAAAATGCCGGGTCTCCATCTGCCGGAATATAAATAAACCGCCCATTGATATGGCACACATCAACCGATGGTTCAATGTTGTCTTCACCGGATATATCAGTCAGGGTACCGCTGGAATCTAACGTGTAAATATTGCCGTTTTTAACAACAATGACCGCTTCATTAAACCCTATAGCGGTTTCAACGGGGTCAGACCCGGCAATCGTCCCGATAACGCTATAAGCGCCTGTATTAGTATCGGTTATCTTGACAAGCTGTTGTGACAGCACATGATAAAGCGCGTCATTCCAAACGAAGCTGCCACGGGCAACTGCGCCTGTGTCTTTAATCCATTCAATGCCGGGACGTCCAATTACTTTGCCCGCGCCATTGTTAAAACAATTCTGTAGCACTCTCTTTGTGCGGGGCAGATGCTCGACCCCTTCAAATCCTGATGGAAATTGAATACGCATTAGGTATCAATCTCTCTATTGCCCTCGATAAATATGGAAGTGTGATCGCCTCTGCTACTGCCAGCGCCAACCGGCATAGTGGATGACACTCTCTTTTTAGGCACTTCAAGTTTTTGGTAAAGCTTTTTAATGTTAAGCAATCCTGCTTTTGCTCTGGCACGTAAATCACCAGATACCACCTGCTTGCCATTATCAAACTCTGGCGCAAGCTGTAATGCCAGGTTATCAATAATCGCATTACGGGCATCCATTGGCTCACTGAGTTCATCACCCGGTGCGTTAAGTGGTGCGCATCCCATATCAATATAGATGGACTCCCACGATTGCAGCATACCGTTCAGATAGTCGCGACCTGTTGCGATTGCTTCAGGGCCAGCAGGCGACAAAACAGAATGCGCCCCAAGTCTTTGGAGTGCAGCCTGAATGATTTCTGTTCCGCTGCTCACTTATTCAGCCTCAAGCATTGCTTTGACTTTCTCGCGAGCTTTTTCAAGACCAATATTAGCAGCCATTTTCTGGCCCATATCTTTTGCAATTTTGTGAAGCGCTGGCAGTTCCATTTCGTCAATGTATTGCAAGGCTTCTAATTCCTCTTTTGCCTCTTGTTTTGAAGCAGTGCTTTTCAGCTTCCAGCCATGTGAGACCGCTGCATCAATAGTTTCTGGCGCATCGTTTAATTCGATTTCTCTGTCATCGTTTTTAAGCCATGTAGTCATGGTCAATCCTCAGATAAAAAAAGGGAGAGCAAAAGCCCTCCCGTTTTTAGGTTAGTGACACTTAGCCGAAGCCGTGTCCAGCAAAGAACGGGTTCATTGTTCCGTATGCAGGGCGTAAGTCGAAACGAACAATCTGCTTGTTCTCACGAATGCTTGCGCCTTTTGATACGCGGACTTGCAAACCGTCTTCACTGGTAGCCAGTGTGTCAGTTGAGTAAAGTTTTTTGATTGGAACAGAGCCAATCGAAAACGCTTGTTTGTGCCAGAAAAGGTTTGGCTGGTACAAGGTAGAAGCATTACCAAGTAAGGTAACAACATCACCACTGACAGGCGCAGTATCTACAGTGTTATATGCACCATCTGCCTCATAAATAGCAGGGCCATTAATAACGATATTGCCTGCACCACTACCATTAAGCGTGACATCTTCTGCGACCACTGCTGAGTAGACAACGCGCGATCCTGTTTCATCAACCACTGGCTGACGTGTAGATAGATTCAAACGATAGCGTCCAGCAATTGTGATGGTCTCACCAGCCTTAACAGCTAAGTTAGCCTGGAACCCAGTCACCGGAAGCGTTTGCTTCATGGTGTCTTTGTGAGCTAGGTAGGTCACAGTTGGGTTGCTTGACAACGTACCTGCTCTGTCTGCACCCGCGCTGGTTGTGTAGGTTGATAACGTTGTCGCTGTCATCACTTTCATACCAGCAAAGCTTGAGCTGATAATGGCTTTACGATGGGCTTCTGAAATCAAATCACTTACACCATCAAGACTGCGCTGATTGTCTGCGAGCTTAGTTTGGGTATAAGGATTGACCGCATACAGCCATTCGTTATCTGATGGGATGCCAGCAGATTTCATCACCGCACTGGCTTCTGCGATTTCAGACCATAAGCTGACAGGCGTACCGACCGCGCCAGCACGTAATGCACTGTTTCGCATCATGTAGCCAGCAAAGTCCACCTCCATATCAGTGACGATACGAGTCGCGGCAGGTGCAATCAGTTGTTCTAATTGATCCATTTTGATTGCTTCATCCGCCTCAGACCAGTCCAGCTCTACCGTGAAGTAGTCCTGAACAACACCTGACGCTTTACCTGTAATGATAGATTCCGCAGTCCCGCCAGAAATATCACCTTTTGCTGTACGTGTTGATTTGTAGTCAGTAGGGCGCTTGAAGTCCACCGCATCACCGGTATCAGGACTAAATGCACCACTTAGTAATTGAGTGTTGACGTTTTTAGACAGCACCCGGCTTGATTCAAATTTATCCAAGAAAACCTTTGCAAGTTTTCGCGTAATGTTACTTTCAAAGTTATTCGCCATGAGTATTTTACCTATTCGAATTTAGCGCCCTTGAGCATCTTCCGGCCTTCATAGGAGCTTGAGCCTTCCAATTTCTCAACGGGGGCAGGAGGGATTGATTTGCTTGGCTTCAACGTTAATGACGCTGATAGCCGACCTATTTCAGCAGCACCCTTAATTGGATTGGCTTCGATTAAATCAGCGAGCCGCTGGGCTTCCTTCTCGTTTTTGCCGAGGTGGTAGACCAAAGCGTGAGAATCATCAAAGTTGTTAATTAGATGATTCACGTTGTCATGCCCCAAGATTTCCAGAACCTTGTCTTCTGCCACGTCGTAATCCTTCACTTCAAGCGTTAGGGCGCGCTCATAATGCCCCCTTTGCTTTTGCTCCAGTTCTTGACGTGTAGCTGCTTCCTGCTGTTGTTTTAAAGCACTATTCTGGTTTTCCTGGTATCGCTGATGCGCCGCCTCCTCTGCTTTTTTGATAACGTATGATTCATGCGCTTTTTTGTACGCTGGATCGTATTCGCCACCATCAAAATCATCGGGGTTTGGCGCTACATCAGGCTGAGTTTGTTGCTTGCGTGACTGCTGCATTGCCAACTCTAAGAGTTTGTTCTTCTCTCTTAGTACATCCAACTCTGTTTTAGCCGCGTTTGCCTCTTGCTCAACCTTTTCCACTTTGCGGTTAGCTCTCGCTATTCGCTTTTGTATCCAATCCGTTTTGTCTTGCTGCTTGTCTTGAGGCTGCGTATCGTCCTCACCCTTTTCCTCGCCACCTTCACCCTCAATCTCGTCAGTTTCTTCCGTCTCGACTTCTTCGGTTTCCACTTCCTCAATTTCATTTTCTTCAGGCGTGGCTTGGTCTAGGTTTTCCGCTTCTGTACCCATGGTTTTAACCTCGTAATGGTATTTAGAGTGTGGGCAAATGCCCCCGGCTTAGAGTCGCCGTGACTTAATTCAGGCGTTGCGCTTGGCCTAAAATGCTTTGTCTGATTTCAAACAGGCTCTTGTTGCGTTCCATCTGCAACTTGCTTTGACTGTTTTGAATATCAGCGAATATCTCTTGGGTTTCGGCTGCTTTCTTCTCAGCAGATGCAATCTTGTCGATTGAACTGGCTTGCAGGTTTTTAGCTTCTGCCATTTGCTGTGCGGCTGCGGCTTCCATTAGTTTCTGATTTGGGTCTTCTTGTGGTTGTGTTGCCTCAGCCAGCCATTGTTTTTCTTCATCCGTTTGCGGCTCTACAAGCCCTTGCAACATCATTTGCTTGCGGTTGAACTCTTTCAAAGGCCCCATGCCCACGCCGCCGATATTGTCAAGCATTGTTGACACAATCACGTCCATGTATTTCTCGCCAGAAGCTGTGCCTCTCAGCGCATCGGTCATGCCCTTCAGGTCTTCAACGGTCTGCTCTTTCATGCTGCTGTATTGCGGGCCAACGTCAGCATGGGCGCGGAACTTCTTGCCGCGTAACGTATTGGCTTCTATTAATCGGCCTGTTTTTTCATCAGCCACCACTTTAAGCAGCGTTTCCTTTCCTTCTGTACCGTCTCTGCCGAGTGTGCGAATGATTTGCTTTCTGTTGTAAATGTCTGAGGCAATGGACTGATATAGGTTGCCGGCCGCTATGAATGACTTCTCGATGTTCTGGCGGATGGTTTGTGTGGTCAGGTTGCGCTGCTTGATCATTGCGTTGATAGCTTTGCCTGACGCATCAGGGTCTAACGTATCTTGTGGCGCGCCGCCTGTGATTTCACGTAAGAAATTAGGGATAATCTCAAGCAATGCCGAAGTGCTCTGGTCGAGCATTGGCGGCTTGTTGTAGCCAATTGGTCCAGCGCTTACGATATTGCCATCCCCATCAGTTAATGGGTCAACGTAAAGGAACGGCTTATTGTTTTTATCAGCCCACAATGCTGCAACGTCTTGAGCCTCTATCTGTTCACGGCCAAAGATTGGCACTTCCTGACCTGCTGATGCGGCGTTCTCAACCAGTTGGTTCATCTGCACGTTGAACGCCCGGCAAGCGTCTTTAATTGGGCGAACTAAGCCAAAGTAATACTCCACGCCGTTTATGTAAGCGCGATAGGCATACATCGGCACAATGGGCAGGCATTTGCCAGCGATTTCACGCGGCTTTTCGATATACTCTTTGCCGGTGAAGCGTGACATCATCACTTTTTTGTTGATGATTTTGCGTTCTTTTACAAACCGATGCGTTTCGCTTTTGCTTAACTCATCTTTAATCAGTTCGTGATCGTCTTTGTCGTAGTACTCGACTTGACCTGATGCCAGGTTGTTGTAAATAAATACCGATTCTTTCTTTTTGACTATCTCATACCGAGTGGCAACGTAGACCTCATTCGCTGAACCGTTTTCATTCAGATAGCTGCGGTCTTGTGGCACATAAGCGGACGTTGGATCAATATCGCCAAACTCATCCTTGAACGCATCACGGGTGTAAGGCGTAAGCTCTGTTACCCAGCGTGCATCTTGCTTGTCAGCCCTGCGAGCAGACATATCATAGAAAACAGTGTTGTAAGCGTTATGAATTGGACGCCAGACGGTTTTCTGTAGCTCGTTCTCCGGGTCTTCTTCATCACGGTATTCTGTGAGCATGCCGTAAGCACCAAAGCCGCACGTAGCACACTCATCAATAGCGTTTTCAACCGCTTCACGGCCTGAGTTGTCACGAAAGTCTGCACGATAGATGCCGTTTAACAGCTCCGCATCATCGTCAGTTGTTGCATCATCGTCAGGCTCATACTCAACACCTAATCGACTTAAACTGTATTCACCGACGAACTTATTCTTTACCTGTGATGCATAATCAAATTGCAGGCGCGCACGACCCTGAAACTCTTTCTCAAGAAAGTTTTCCCATTGCCCACCGTCAACGTAGATAAAGCGCATATCTTCATCGGCTTTATCACGCTGCTCTGAGAGAATATCAGCGTCTTTAGCAATGTCCCGCTTGAAGCGGTTGATCATTTCTAATTCTTCTTCCACTTAAAATCTCTTTACGTTGGGGACGTTGATGGGTTTCTTTTCTTTCTTGATAGTAGGTTCAATCATGGTCATCATCATGCTGTCGGCCATGTTGGGTGATGGGATTTCAAGCTTTGCCATTTCAATTTTGCTCATGATTTGAATCACCCCGTTGCCGTTTGGCTTTTTAGGTATGCGGCATAGCTCTGAGCGTATGGCGTCAATGTGTTTTATTTCGCTACTGATGCTTATTAACTCGTCTGGGTCGATATACTCGCCATGCACTACAGCGCGATAAGTGTTATAGACCCGGTCACGTAATCGCCAGTAATATTGAGCGCGCTTGTTCTTAAATGTCTGCTTATTGGTCTTGGCTTTGTTACGTTCTTCGCCCTCTATCGGCTGATATATCCTTTCGGGGCTATCAACGGATTCAGAGCCTTTAAACATCACCGGCTCAATCTTCTTACCATTTAAGCTCTGATTAACCTGTCTCTTAAGTGTTACGCCCAGCCCATCGCAGTCCCAGACGAAGTGATCGACCTGCTCTGTAATGGCTTTATCAGTCGCCCAGTCACAGCCTTCGTTTACATCGCCTGTATCGTTTTCAGATATATCTATAAACACTGAGCCGTGGCGTAATGCAAAGCCTTTACTGTCTCCGCCTTCATCACTTGGATCGTGCGCCGCTATCAATGCGCCTCTTGGCTTAAATCCGAGCTTGATATGTGCGTCTATCGTGGCGTTAAACCAATCAACCGGAATGATGGAGCCTTGTATCTCATCATTGAACTTGCCATGCCATACGTGTACATATTCGGCCGCTGAAAGCGTTGCCTCATCGTGGGCGCGCTCTTGCTCAAGCACTTCTGGGAAAAATGGATTATCGTTGTAGTTGATAACGACAATCAGGTGCATATCGTCTTCGTAAAAGCCGTGCTTTATCAGTTCTTTTTCGTAAGGCTTAATAAATCTTTGGCTAAATGGATCTGCTGAACTGTTCGGGTTTCCGTTCATCCATATTTCGGAATCATCTTCCCGCAATGTTGGCGTTAATGCTCTTAGCGACTTAACCGATATGGTTTGTGCTTCTTCAACCCAGAACCGCTTAAAGCCATGCATTGACTTGATGCCTTCCGGGTTTCTGGCAAGCCCTCTGAACTTAAATGACTCCTGACCGCCGTAAAGTATTCTGTTGTTCTGAACTTCAAACCCTTCCAGCTCAAGTCGTTCAATTTCGCTTTCAAGCAGCGAATAAACCGAGTCATCAATGGAGTTTTGGAACTCACGAAAACAAGCTGTTTTGATGCCTTTGGTCTGAGCATCCATTAAGCAAATATCAGCAAAAGTCATTGACTTACCACTACCACGACCGCCGATCGCTATCTTAAATCGCTTCTTCTTCTGAACAAATGGAAGCAGCTTTCTGGGGATTTGCATTTCTGGCATTAGCCAACAACTTTAATTGTCCACTCGCCTCTAACTGGCCCACCGTCAGCGCCTGTAATTTCCTGCTTGACCTTACTACCTTCTTTGCGATCAACAACGCGGTGTGCTGTATTTAAGTCAGCCCCATCTAGTGCGTTATCTATGATGCGCTTGGCTTTGAATGTCGGCATATTTTTAAGGGTTTCTTTTCGCTCGGAAAACTTTGGATTTGCCGTACAGTAGTCATATAGCGTGCTTGGATGTATATCGGCATGAGCGCATGCCTCGTTATCTGTGCAACCGTAGGAAAATGCTTCCTCAAGTTTTCCGATTGTTGCTACGGTCATTTTTGTCGGTCTACCGCCCTTATTCGTTTTCACGCCCAAGCCTTAACAATCTGCACCCGCTTTCTGGCTTCTACGTACCAGTTTGGGAGCGTTGTTGTTCTAATGAGATACCAAAGGCCGACATCAAGTGATGCTGATTCTTCTGGCGTTAATACGAATTCAATTTGTCCGTCTTTTGATGTGCCGGTCTTTTCAATAACAGGTTCATCATCTGGGAAGCGTTTCACATAAAACTTGATTTCAGCATTATCAAATTCAGGGCATGACTCAGCTATAAAGTAATAACTGCTGCCTTGTCTGATTTGGTCGGGTGCTGGCATTAGCCGTTTGCCTGATTCTTACGCATGTAGCAGATGGCTGTTGATTCGGTGAACGTGACTGTCTTTGCATCGCTTGGGACACCAATAACCATAAATGCCGCTAAATTAATTGGTGCTGCAAAATCACCCGTATCAAACTGGAACACACAATCTGTTGCTGGGTAAAAGAAACTGATATTGCTTAGGCTGTGGCTTGTCGCCGCCGCGTTACTCCCGCCAGGAACGAAGCCCTGGGCGACTTGCCCGTTTATTTTGTTAAAATCTTCATCTGCCATGTTTGGCCTCTTTTTTATTTATCTGCTTTTGCTTCGAGCTTGTCGTAAACGCGAGTAAATTTGCCATCTATCTTGTCGAGCTTGTTCATTACTTCTGTATGATTCTTTTGCTGCTCTGCATCTTGGCGCTGCGTGTATATCTGGAATTCTGATTTGTTGACGTAAACAGTCGGTAGGCTGACTTCAAGAGACTTAATATCGCTTCTGAGTTCTTTCATACCATCCCATACCTGTCTTGCGAACCATCCGCCTACAGCCATACCCACGCCAAGCAGGAAATTGATAATTGATTGATACTCTCCCACTCAGTTGGCTCCATTCCCGCGCGTGATGATTAATGATGATGATTTGTATTTGAGTGCCGATTATTCCTGTACGGGAATATTGCAGGCGTAGTTATGCCGCTAATGTAGCGTTTATTCTGTTTTGTGCAATCTCAAAATAACCTTGATCTAGCTCAATGCCGATAAATTTGCGATTTGTGTTGATGCAAGCAACGCCGGTTGTACCGCTGCCCATTGTGAAATCTAAAAC